GCGACCTCGAGCCGCTGTCGCGCTCCAAATTGCTGCGGGAAGTTGCGTTCGAGTAGCCACGCATATGCGCGCCAATCGTTGTTGTCGCGTCCAATGCGCTGAATCTCCGCGAGCCAGCGCAGACCGGCCTTGTCGCGCGCGCGCATAATGCGTTCGCGGAAGTCGCGGTAAATTTTCGGCGCTCCGTCCTCCGCTCCGCGCTTCATCCAAAGCATCGACGAGTTTTTGCCGATGCCCGCGTGCGCTTCCGCCATGTTCATCGTGGCGCCGCCGGAAATTGCCGTCTCCATCGTCGCGATGACCTGCTCGTTTAGTTTTGTCGGACGTCCGCGCGCCATCAGAGAATCAGCCTTCCGTTAATGTGTCGCAGATTCTTGAGTCGCCACGCGCGGTCGCGAACCGGCTCGACGGTCATCGTTCCGCGATGCTCGACGAGCGCATTCGCGCCGTCGTTCCCGTAGCGCTCTGCGTCGAACGGATGCGCGCCGCTTGGTCGATCGACGACGAGCTCGCCCTCGACAAGTTTCGCAAGCGCTGTCGCGTGCGGAATCACGCGATGTCCGACCTCGCCGCGCGCCCACATCGCCAGCAGTTTGAACGCGAGCCAGAGCCCTGCGGTCGTGTCGCCGATGTAGAAGTCGAGAAATCCGCCGAAGTCCGCCCACGCTTGCGCCTGAGCGACGACGTCGAAAGAGCGCTCGCCGATTTCCGGGCGCAAAGACACCCACGCTACGTGATGCTCGACTGCGAGTTGCTTGGGGATGATGTCCCAGCGAGCGAGCGTCGACGCGCGGAAGTTGTCGACGACAAGGTCGTATGCGGACAATCGCCTTTGCAGCGCGTCGCGCGCGTGCTCGTTTCGCACCTGTTTTCCAGCGTTAATCCAGCGCCAGAGCTCGTCGCCCATGTGCAAACTGTGGATCGGGTCGCGTGCGTCGAGTGTGCACTTGACGACGTCGAACCCTTGCTCGGCGAGAATCATTCCGGCGTATGCGGGCGCGATGTAGCTTCCGAGCTCGAGGACGCGCGGTTTCATCGCTTGTGCTCATACTGAAACGTCGTCGAGATTCGATTTCCCTCGCCGCAGTAGACAACGTCCGCAGGCTTGAACGACTCGCGCATTGCATACGCGATGATGACGCAGCGATCGTCGAGCTCTCCGAGTCGAGCGCCGCCGCCGTTAAGCGACAACTCCGCGTCGCGACCCTCGATTGCATATGTCGTCCAGCGTTCGCCGTTGTTTAGATTGATTACGTCGACGCGCTCGAATGGCTCGATGTTCGCAGCCTTAAGCAGCGCAGGACACACCGCGATCGAGCCGTGATATTCGACGGATTTCGCGGTCACTCGAATGTTGTGGATCTTTGCGCTGACGTAGTGTCGCAACGTCATGATGCACCGCCCTTTAGTGGAACGTAGCCGAAACTCGCCGTGCTTAATCTGCGCGTTTGTCGCTGTGACTTGCGCAATTCAGCTTTTGCATTGGGTCCCGACTTTAAGCGCGCGCCTCTGCCGAGCATCTGCCAGCGCGGCGAGCGCGAATACGCGCGGATCATCGTCGGGTTTGCGGTTGAGTTGTGATAGCGAAACCCGCGCGCGTGCAGCCATTCGCCGAGCCAGTCGTCGAACCACGGTCCAATCCCTAGCCCCTGCCAGTCCGGCAGAACCACGAGCCTATGACCTCGTTTAATGTTGCGAGTGCGAGCGTGCGGGAAATGCAAAAACGAGTTAAACGCGACCGGCGCTCCATCGACGAGCGCGACGAACGCGCGACAAGCGCTGTGCAACTCCGCAGTCAGATAGTGGTGACGAGCAAAGAGTCGCCAAGCGGCCCGAGGCTGCGCAGTCTGTCGAATCTCGATGTCGACGCGCGGGCGGGGTTGAACCGACCTCCGCGCAAAGTGACTGTCCGCCATATCGAGAATCCAGTCGGGCTGTAGCCAGTCGATGACGTCGTAATGACAGGTGACGGCGACGAATCGCCGTTTCATTCTGCGAACGTGCTTTGCGATTGCTGCGCTCGCGACGCGCGCGACCTGTCGATCCACAACGGACGTAAATTCGTCGAGGACGACGAGTTCGGGTTCCTCGATGAGCGCGCGCGCGACTGTCGCTCGAAACTGCTCGCCGTTCGACAGCGTGCCGAAGGGACGCATCCAAGCAGGAGGCGTCGAGAAACCGACCTTTCCGAGCGCTGTCGCGATGTCGCGTGTCGAAACGTCGTTTGGGAAGTCGTCGAGTAGCGCGCGCGTCGCGCTCCAGTCGTAGCCCTCGACGATGTGCTCGCCAAACAGCTCGCGCGCCGCGGTCGTCTTTCCGCTGCCGGACGCGCCGACAATCAGACCGATACTCCAGTCGTCTGCGTCAATGTCAGTTTCAAACGTCCACTCGTTTCGAGAGGTCGTCGCCGCTGGGACGTCGAACAGCGACTCGATTTGTTTCACGCGCGGAGAGCGCTCGACGCTGCACTCGCGCGTCAGATGATGGCGCGGCACGTCAAACCCTCCTGCTCGAACGTCTCGAGCATTTCGCGCTGATGCGCTTCGCTGTCGCACTCGACGATAATCGCGAACGTTTCGCCGATGTCGTCGACTCCGGCGTCGCCGGGCTCTGGCAGCGTGTCGTTTAGGTCGTCGAGCAACGCGTCGAGTCGTAGATCGTCCATCAGTTGCGGCGACTCCGCGCGAATCTGCTCGAGCAGCGATTGCAGACCGTCCGTAAATTCGCCTGCAATGTGCGGGGAGTTTAGCGCGACGTTTAGCGCGCGCTCCTCCGCTGGCGAAAGCTCGACAAGCGCGACCTGCACCTCTTTCTCGCCCTGTGCGAGCAGCGCGCGCACGCGCTGATGGCCGCCGACGATTGTGCTGGTCTTTGCGTTGACGACGATCGGCTGCACGAGCCCGAAACGGTCGAGCGAGCGTTTTAACCCGTTCATTGCCGGGCCGCTGATGGTGCGCGGGTTGTAGTCTGCCGCGACAAGCTCGTCGAGCGCTCGTCGTTCGTATCGAACCTCTTTCATCGTTCGTCCTCGTCAAATCGCGTCATCGACTCGATGACCAACAGCGCCGCCGCCGCCGGCAGAACAAGCCACGCCGGAACCGCTGCGATCGTCACCGCACAGTTAATCGCTCGGAGCGCTGCGCGTCTCATCGCGGATCCTCGTCGAGCAAAATCCGCGCGTCGCGCGTCTCCGCTGCAAACTGGAACGCCGCAGCGCTTGCGACCTGCATCGGCAGCGCGCGCGGTCCTCGAGCCTCGAATTCGCGCAAACACACTCCGCAGAGCGAGCCAACTTCCGTCGAGTGCAAGCCGACGTGCGCGTCAAATTTGCGCCCACAGCCGTCGCACTGCATCGTTTCTCGCGCCTTCATTGCATCGTCTCCACTGTGACCGCGACCATCGGTCGCCCATCCTTTGCGGCGTACACCTTCGAGCAGTGCAGCTCCGCAACTTGCGCATCGTCGCGCCAGAACCAACCGTCGAGCGCGTCGAGAATCGCTTTCGCAATGTTGTCGACGTCTGGACGACGATCGTGCGCGAGCTCTTCGTCCGGGTCTTTCTTTCGCATCAGCCGCTTCGGTCGCTCGAGCACTGCGGCGATAGTAACGCGAACAGGACCGTCGAGCGGATTAGGCGGTGAGGTCGCAAGCGCGTGCGCTCTCACGATCGACTCGTAGATCCGCGTCGCTTTCGGCGTGCGAGTAACGACGCGTCCGGTCTTTGTGCGACCGAATCGCGGACGACCTTTTGGCGTCGGCGGACCCGGCACGACAAACGCGTAAACGCTCATCGGTCCGCCATCGCTTCGAGCCCCGCGCAATAAGCCCAGAGCTCCGCGACAGTTTTAAATTCCGCTGCGTCGAGCAGCGACGACCGATCGAACGTGACGAAAAACGACCCGCTCTCCGCGCCCGCGACGAGTTCAACGTGAGCGCCGACCGACTGTGCGGCCTCGGTCGCCTCGATGAATTTATGCACAACGACGGCGTCGCATAACGGCTCGCTCATCGCTGATACGCCGGAATGCTGCGCCGCTTGCGCATCGATTGAATCGTCGAGCGCGCGACGTTGCATTGTCGCGCGATGGTCGCGTCGCTCATTCGACCGAGAACGAGCAGCCGCGACGAGTCCGGTCGATGCAACTTGCAAGTCGACTCGATTGCGACGATCGCCCAATAGCGCGCGCCGTTGACGCTCGGAATCACGCCCGCTTTGCCGTTTCGTACGAGACGGAGCAAAGCGTTCCGTACTCCGTATCGTCGCCGAGCGTTCATGCGTCGCATGATTTCGTCGAGAGATATCGCGTCGCGCTTGCGCGTCGGCAGAACATCGAGAGCTGACGCCCTCACGTTTCGTTTTCCCGCTGCTCGCGAAACTGCGACAGCGACTCGACGACGAACGCTCGGTCGATGCGCTCCGGGTCGACAGTGAGCAGAAAGTCCACGAACGACCGCGCTTTCTCCGCGCGTTCCTCCGCGCGCTGCGCGCGCTGCTCCGCTTCGTCTGCGCGTCGCGCCTCTCGAACCGCAGTGTCCCACGCGCGCGCTTCGCCGCTCGCGTGCTCGTGATAGCGCGAGCACACCGACGCGATGCGCGACGTCAGCGCGTCGAGCTCTGCGCGCGCAATTGCGCCGCTGTCGCCTGTCGCGTAAGTGGCTGCGTACAGACAACGCAGATTCGCGACCGCCACGTCCGTCGCGATGAGTCGCAGATCGGCGTCGTCCGCTCGCGCTTCTGCTTCTGCCGCCGCGTTCGCCGCCATTTCTGCGGGCGTCATCGACGATACTCCGCAGCCCACTCGGCGAGCGCGACATGAGCCTCGGCCTCGGTGTCGTGCAGATGGTCGCAACCCTCGACGACGCCGCATTCATCAACCACGACCCAACCGGGCCCGATCGCTGCGCCACAGACCGACAACCACTGCCGCCCCGTCATCTCCCGCGCCCATTCGAGCGCCGCGCGCATGGTCCCGCCGTCGAGCACATCGGGCACATAATCCGCGAGCGCGTTGTTCGTAAAAACGCCCCACTTGCATCGACGTCCCAACAAGACCGCGTCGCTGCGCACCGCGCTTGTCGCTGCAACGAACCGCTCGCCCAGCTTCCGACGTTTTGCGTCGTCCATCGTTCTCCCGCCGTCTGTCACCTCTGCACCTCCGCGAAACGCTGATGCGCTCGATGGAACATCAGCAAACAGTTTCCCACTGGCCCGCTTCGATTCTTGTCAAGCAACGCTTCGATCGCGAGCGGATCTGCGTCGCGCGTCTGATCGTCCTCGACTCCGAGCATCAGAACCGCGTGCGCAAATTCTTCGACCGCACCAGAGCCTCGAATCGCGCTCATCGGCGGGGCCCCTCGAGAGTCTTTGCGCGAGCGATTGCACTGCGCGAGAACGACGAGCGCGACGCGCTCTCGATGCGCGATTGCGTGAAGTCCCTCGACTGTCGCGCGAATCGCGCGCTCGTCGTTCTCGCCGTCGCGATGCCCCATTAAATGCAGGTGATCGACGATGACGACTCCGACTGTCGGAAATCGCGCTCGAGCAGCGTGCACGCTCGAAAGAATGTCGCCAACTGTCGGACGCGGCTTGTCGCGTATCAGAACGTTTGCGGGTCGAGCATTCGGTCCGTGAATCCACGCGGATAGTTTCGCGCCGACGTCGAACATCGTCGCGTTTGCGCTCGCGTCCAGATGATGCAGCGGAATCGACGCGCCGCTCGCGAGATGTCGCTGCGCGAGCTCTGCCGCCCACGTCTCGCCAGTCACATACACGTGCGCAGTGTTCGGATGCTGCGCCGCTGCGGCTTTGATGATGTGCAGCGCGAGCGCGGTTTTTCCGGTTCCCGGACCTGCGCCGACGTACAGACACCGACCGGGCATCAGTCCGCCGTTTCCAAGTCGTCGATTCAACCCGTCGAGTCCTGTCGTGTATCCCGGCGCGGGCTCTCCGCGACTGCGTCGCTCAAACCGATCGCGCACGGTTCGCACCGCGTCCGCCGTCGCGTCTGCGAGCGAAACCATGTGTCCTGCGACGCCCGCCTGCATCGAGAGCTCGACGAGCTGCGAGATTGCCTGTCCGACGAGTTCGCGCGCCTGATGCGGCTCGACCGTGCTCGCGTCGACCGCAAGCGCTGCGAGCGCTGACGAGACGCGCCGCGCGAGATACGAGTCCGCGACAAGCTCTGCGAGCTGTTCTGCGTCGCGCGCGTCGTCGACCGACATTTGCAGCGCATACAGCCGCTCGAGGTCGTAGCGCTTCGCGCTCGCGAGCGCAGTCGCGCTCGGAAGCGTGCCCGACTCTGCGAGCTCCAGCGCGGAGGCGTAGACGCCGCGCAACTCTGGATCGCGTATCGCGTCCGCAGATATCCGCTCGCGAACGAGGTGAATCGTTGATGGTGCCGCAAGAATGCTCGCGACAAGGAAACGTTCTGCGCTCATCGAGTGCGCTCGCTCATTGTCTCCCGCTCTCCCGCTGCGACCTCCGCGCGTCGCAGTATCGTTGATACTCGTCCGGCGTCATTTCTGTAACCGGTTTCTGCGCGACCGCGCTCGACTGCTCGCGCTTAAGTCGCGCGCGAAGCATCGACACCGGATGATCTGCCGCGTCCATTTCGCGCGATGCGGACAAACAGCGCTCGAGGCCGTGCGTCTCGATGAGCTGCACCGCGATCGACTGCTCGTTGTACGTCCACGCTCGTCGACGCTTAAGCGAACCGGCCAGCGCGTTGAGCAGTTGCACGCCCGGAGGAGTCTCCGTCGCTGTCCACGGCTGGAGCGGAACGACTGCCGCCGTCTCGCGTACATGTGCGCGCGCGACGCTGGATTCTTCTCTGGATTCTTCTCTTTCTCTTACGGGTGACTCTATGACACCCCCCCCGTGACTCTCTGACACCCCTCCCGTGTCGCTCTGACACCGGTGTCGCTCTGACACCGGTGACTCTCTGACACCGGTTAGCATGTAGCGCGACGCTCTGCCGTTCGTCCTCTCGACGACGATCAGCCCCGCCAATTCGAGCTCTCGCAAACAGCGCAGCGCGGTTCGTCTCGCGACTCCAGAGTCGAGCGCGAGTTGCGCGACGGACGGCCACGCTGCGCCGCTTTGGTCAGCGCGAGACGCGAGCGCGTACAGCACAGCGCGCGTCGATCCAACGATGTCGACTCGCTCGCGAGCGTGGATGATCCATTTCACCGCAAGCGCTCCGCGCGCTCGACTCCGTCGCGCCACGTCCAACGGCCCCAAAAATGCGCACTTTCGTGACCCGGAGCGCCCGCGCAAAGCACTGACGTCGCACTGTCTCCAAGTCGCGCGGACGCGTCGCATCGCTCGGGCGGTTTCGGCCATGGTTCGCGATCGTCAACGTCTTCTGCGAGCGTGTCGCATATGCGCTGTTCGATGCCGCGTCGTCCGACTGTGCGCGCAAGGTGCATCAGCTTCGCGCGTCGACTGCGCGACGTCATTCTGCGTTGTCGCGCGCGTCTGCGAGCGCTTTCGACGCGGCGATTGTGTGCTTCAAACACGCCTCAAATACCGGCCTCGCCTCGGGCAGGCGCTCAATGTCTGCCAGAATCGCACGCTCTCGATCGCGCAGAGCGCAGGCAATTTCGATCAGCGCGAGCTTGTCAATTTCGATCTGAATTTTCATTCGTCGTTCTGTCTCCCTCAGTGTCGTCTTACGATATGCGCACATCGTTTTATGCGTCAAGTGTAGTTTCATGTTGACTCGAGCATGATGCGTCGTCATCATGCTGGAGTATGAACGGAGCAACCTTGAAACAACACCGACAGGCGGCCGGGCTAACGCAGCTCGAGCTTGCGAAGCGGCTGAATACGACGCAGCCGCAGATATGTCGCTGGGAGCAGTCGGGCGTGCACGACACGCGAATCATTCAACGCATTGCGGAAGCGCTCGACGTGAAAACTCGCGTGCTTCTGCTCGACGTTATCAACGCGGCTTGAGCCGCAAAGCGGGAGAACAATGAGAGACTACGACGCATGGGCGACGGGCGGGTCGCGCACATCGTGCCAGCACTGCGGACGACGCGGCCGTCAGGTCGACTTCGCGTTCGGCTGTGAGCGCTGCGGCGAGGTCATCGAAGAGGCGCAACACGGCGTGCGACTGCTGTTCGCGTGTTGCTGGGCGGCGGACGCCGGATTCGATTACTGGAACGCGCCGGGGCTTTCGTCCGACTGGAACGCGGGTTTCGCGTATTTGTGGGACGGCTACGACAGCGACGATCTGTTAAACATCGACGAGGACGAGGTTTGGAGCGACACGCAGAGCGCAGAGCCGTCGCATTGCATCGTCAACGCGCGACAGTGGTGGTGCGATCGTTCGATGCAGCGCGTCATCGACGCGGAGGACGCGCACATCGACGCGATGATCGCAGCGTGGCGACAGCGCATTCCGGGGGCGCTCTGATGCGCGCACCGGGAACGACAGCCGCGGACGACGAGGTCGCGTGCGCTCGCGCGGTTAACAACGCAGCGAAGATCCTCGCGGGGTGGCTGCGCGTCGAGGCGAACGCGGTCGAGAACAACGACAGCGCGGCAGCGGAGGGCGCTCGACGTAACGGCGAGCTTGCGCGCGCAGAGCTGCGCAAGTGCGAGCGCGCGCTGACGCGCGCTCAACAGGACAGCGCACGCGAACGACGATCGTGGTTCCAGCGACGCGCGGAGCAGCGACGATGATTCTCGAAACGTACGACACGCGCGCACAGTGGCTCGACGCTCGACGTCGAGGGCTCGGCGGAACCGATGTCGCTGCGCTGCTCGGAGCGACGTCCTACTCGTCTCCGTGGCGCGTCTGGGCGGACAAGCGCGGGATTGAGCTGCCAGAGCCGAAGGGCGAGGCGTTGACGCTCGGCAGCTTGTTCGAGGAAGCCGTCGCGATGGCGTGGTCCGACAAGTCGGGTCGGCTCGTTCGTCGACTTGACAACGTCATCGTCGTACACGACGAGCACGCGTTCGCGCGCTACTCGCCGGATGGTTTCGTGCATGACGGAGCGAGCGGGCCGCTCGCGGGAATCGAGCCGGTCGCAGCGTACGAGGGCAAGGTTAGCGCGGGCTATGCTGCGGAGTGGGGCGCGGACGGATCCGACTGCGCAGTCGGCAACGTGCCTGAAGCGTATCGCATTCAACTCGCGTGGCAGCTCGCGGTCAGCGGACTGTCGAGCGGCGTGCTCGTTTGCCTTTATCGAGGCACGGCAATTCGCGAATATTGGATGCAGCGCGACGCGGAGCTCTCGGAGCGTCTGCTCGCGTTCGCGGGCGAGTGGTGGCGACGACACATCGAGAACGACGAGCCGCCGCCGCTCGACGCGACTGCGCACTGCGCGCAGACGTTGACGATGCAGGCGGGCACGCCGCACGGAGAGCGAGAGGTCGACCGCGAGCTCGCAGACGCAGCGGAGCGCTACGACGCGCTACGTCGCGAAGCGAAGACGCTCGACGCGAGCATTAAGGAGTGCGCGAACGAGATTCGCGCACTCATGGGCGCAAGCGAGGTCGCGACCGGCAGCGGGTGGAAAGTGTCGTGGGCGGACGGCAAGCCACCGGAGCGCATCGATCTTGAGCAACTGGAGAACGAACACCCAGACGCGTACGAAGCGTGTCGGTATGTCGGACAGGCGGCGCGCACTCTGCGCGTCACACGCAAGCGGGAGAAGTGATGAGCGAGCAGACCGAGTTGATTCATCCGACGACGGGCGAGGTCGTCGAGCAGCGACAGCAGAGCGACGACCCGTTGACGCGGTTCGTCGAGCACGTCGTCGCAGAACGCATGGGCGAGGTCGTCAGCGACGACGCGCTGCGACGGAAGTTTATCGAAGCCGCGACGCTCGCGGTCGCTGCGTCGCCGCAGTTGATGGACGCGAGCGCGAACAACCCGGAATCGTTCGCGGCGTCTATCGTCAAGGCTGTCTCGGTCGGGCTGTCGGTCGATCCGGCGATGGGCGAGGGCTATCTTGTTCCAGTGTGGGACAAGCACCGGCGCGCGAACGTCATCGGCTTGTGGCTCGGATACAAGGGATTGCGCAAACTCGCGCTGCGCGACCCGGACATCGTCTCGGTCTACGCTGACGTCGTCTATCACGGCGACCGCTTCGAGTGGCAGACCGGCACCGAGCACAGCATCATCCACCAGAGGAACATCGACGCGGACGGACCGCCGCTCGACGAGGGCGACAAGTTGCCGTCGCACATTCGCGCGGCGTACGCAGTTGCAACGCTCGCGAACGGCGATCGAATCGTCCGCGTGCTCGCGCGCTGGGAGCTCGCAGACGCTCGCGAGCACGCGTTGACGACAGGAAAGAAGCGAAAGACGTTCGGGCCGTGGCACTCGCACGCGGAGGCGATGTGCAGCAAAACCGCGCTTCGTCGACTGCTGACGCGCGACGTTCCGCTGCGCGCAGACTTGTCGGAAGTGCTCGCACATGAGACGAGCGAGACGCCAAGCGGCGGCGCGCGTCGCGTCGCGCCGGTCGTCACACCGGAGGCGAGCGGCAACGATGACATCAGCGCCCGACTCGACGCGCAGCGCTCGCGATGACGTGGCGCAACAACAACGACGAGACGTTCTACGTCGCCGGCCTGTTCGTCGCGACCGTTCACGGCTCGCGCGGCTGGAAAGTCGAGCTCGACGGAGAGCTCGTCAGCGATGATAGCGACAGCGTCGCGCGCATCATCGTCGCGGAGGGCAACGACGGAGACGACGCGGCGACTGCGCTGCGCGCGCTGTCCGACATCGCACACGAGACGCTGCGCGCGCTTCCCGCGGAGTTTCGCGACGACGCGCACGCGGACGCGGAACAGAACGACCTACAGCTAGGGCTCGAGTTGTGACGTCGCGACGCCACGCAGTGCGCGACGCGTGGATCGCCCGACACGGCGTGCGTCCGCGGACGGAGTTAACGCGCAAGTCGAACGGCAAAGGCAAACATCATAAAGCGCGCTATCCGTGGACGTTCAGGTCGACAGCGATCGCGGTGATTCGTCGCGTCGCGGAGGACGCAGACGCAGCGCAGCGCGCCCAACTGTCTTTGTTTTAGTCCGCGGGCGTCTGCGATGAGAGATGAGATGAGCTTTAAGATCCTTCGCGGCGACTGCCTCGACGAGTTGGCGCGGTTGCCGGACGCGAGCGTGCATGCGGTCGTGACGGACCCGCCCTATGGGCTGGGCAACACGTCGCCTGAGAACGTCGCGGCCTGCCTGCGGGCGTGGCTCGACGGCGAGCGGCACGACGCGAGCGGCGGCGGATTCATGGGCCGGG